ATATAAAGCTTCGTATGATTTATCATTAGCTTCTGCAAAATCTTTTCCATATACTTCACAAGAAGAATAAACATCTAAACTAATTAATGGATTGTTAACTAATTGCATTGCACCTAATAATACAGATAAACCCCTCCAAGGTGTGCAGTGATGAATTATTTTTATTGGATCACCTTTTTTATATTGTGTTATAACTGGTTGTACTTCTTCAATACCATTTTTAATAACTACACATTTCTCTCTTGGTAGATCAAATCTTTTTGTAAACTGTTCAAAGTTCCAATTAGAATTAAATACATACCAATCATATTTATCATGATTTGATTTATCACTAAACCATGGATTTAAATTAGGTTGATCCCAAGAATTTTTTTGCCAAAGAATATTTAACTTGGTTGGGTGTAAAGGTATTTTACCTGGAACTGATGTGCAAATTTCTACTTGATTAAGTAAGCTAGGTTCTACATGCTTTCTTAAATATTCAAATTGTAGTTCTGTTCCGCCTCTAGGATTTTGGTTTGTCATTATTTTGATTCATTACTTTCTGAAATACTTCAAGACCTTTGTTAGTAATTTGAACTGTAACATCTTCTACAATATCAGGTCCTTCTACTTTCTCTTTAAATACTTCTCCTGTCTTGGTATTTCTGTATGTTGTTGTAGTTACACAATCTATTTTTGGTATATCTTTATCCATTTTCTTGTGATCTATCTATCAAAAGATAACTTATTTGTCCAGTGATCTCGTTTGCTGTGTCTGCCTGTATTTTTAAAATATCTCCACCTTCTAGGTTAATAACATTCTTAGCTAAGTTTTCAGTAGACTTGTTTAATCCTACATGTGCTATTTCTACATCAGAACCACCTGATTTTTTTAAATACAAATCTACATCTACATTACTAGCTGATGCATGACTTGCTTGCACTGATCTAACAATTGCAATAGCAGACGTAGTAATAGTTAATGCTGTTGTTAAATTGGTTGTTGTTAAATTAAACGTTTCGCTTTTGAAAAAATTAGCCACCTAAAAACCACTCCTTTTGATCTTCTTCATTTTTTAAATCTTGTTGAAAAGAGAAATTAAGTTGATTTTTTAAAGTGTCAAGAGCTTCTAAAATTTGTCTTTGATTAGAAACTTCATATTCTTCTTTTGGTTCTGGTATACTAACTACTACTTTTGCCATTATCTTCTACCATCTGGTTGAGCATCGACTCTCAAAGTTCCATATCTCCAAGTTTCACCGGTGCCATCATTTTCTATTTTAATTGATAATAATCTTCCTCTTGCTCTAGTGTCTACCTTATCAGTAGAATTGGTAATTGTAAATGGGCCAAGAGGTGAGCTAGATGCAGTGTTATTTGGATAATCATTCAATAGTAATGTAATTTTTGAATTACCTGTAAGAACCTTAAAGTCAGGTATAAATCTTTTTACAGACATAAAAAACTCTCCATCTCCTCTGTAGTCAACCATACCTGTTGTTTGACCTTGTCTAGTTCTAGCTGCTGTAATATCAAAGTCTCCAGATTCAATAAATGCATTAATAGAAGTTGTGCCTGATGAATTAACTTGATCAGTTCCAACTTCGTGAGCATAATAAGTTGAAGCTCCATATGTGTTTGTAATACCCAAGATATCTCCAAATACAGGTAGTGATGTTTTATCATATTCAGTAGCATATGGCACATCAAAGACTCCGGTATCAACATACGAAGTTCTAGCTAATGATGAAGTTGTCCAAACATTTTCTCCATAGTTATATGTGACACATCTATCAATTTGATCTGATCCTGATTTTGGATAAAACCAATTTACTTCACTATAAAGAGTATTGTGTTCTGCATAAACTATATCTGTTGCATTATAATTTATCCCTAAATTATTTGAATTTGTTGTAAAAACAAAATCTTCAACTAAACATGGTAATGATTTAACTGTACCATCAAATACAAAAAACCCACCTTCACCTGACATCCAAAATACTTTACCATCAGAATAACTTAATGCGTGTTGACCAATCAATCCACAGTTAGTACCAACTTGTCTTACACTAAATGTAAATGGTGGACCAACAAATTGAATTACATAAGCAGAGCTATCGGTTAATACTAAAGTATAATCTTTACCAGATACTGCTCCAACAATTCTATTTCCTTTATCTAATCTAAATGTACCTGCAGTATTAACTGCAGTTGGTGTATAATCATTTAAGTCTTCTTGATTTGAAAATCTTATAAACATTGGATCCTGAGTCGTAGGATCTCCAATAGTTGTTTCCGTTCCAAAATGAAATAAGTGTCTATCTCTATCAGATACTTGGGTTAATCTTGATGCAGTTGGGTTAGCTGAAGTTGAAAAACCAGATGTAGATTTAGATGCTCTAATTCCTCTTGCACCAGATGCACCTGCATCCCAAGTAAAAGTTTCTCCATCTCTAATTGTTGCAACAAGAACTTGTCCATAGTTATCAAGACTCCAGTTTCCTGGATCCAGGACTACAGAACTTGTAGCTCTTTCTGTACCCCAAGTTTCATCTCCCCAAGAAGATGTGCCCCAACCATAACCTACGGTTTGAAAAACAGGACCTACTTCAACATAAGGATTAACGGTTGCAGCACCTGCTGCAGTCATGCCTGTTCCTCCTTCAGCTCTTACAGCTTGCACAGTAAATTTATCTACTGTTGCAACTGTTAAAATTTCATAAGCTTTTTCTAATTCTGCTGTTGTAAAATCTGATGCACCTGTAACAGTTACGCCAGATAAAGTTACATATCTTCCAACTTGTAGACCATGAGAGCCTTTATTAACTTGTAAAACATTTGAGCCATTAACTGTTGTTAATGTGCATCCTGTAATAGCTGTATCTAATGGTGTAATGTCAAAAAACTGTTCTCCATAATATAAAAATAAACCTTGTGAAGTTCCAATAGCTGCATATCTTTCACCAGCTAAAGATGTCCAAGTGTGTTGAGCACGTGCTACCCCAGGTAATGTTTCACCTGCAATATATAATTGATTCCAACCACCTATTTTTTCAGGTAATCCATATCTAAATCTAACAAAATCACCATCTACCCATTGAGATTCGGCTCCTGAATCTGTGACCATTTTGTTAAAACCAGGCTTGAAATTTAATTTTTGTAGCATATAGTAGCTTATATATTAGTTTTATAGATAATGAAAGGTATAATACTATTGATATGTCTAAGAAACTTATAGGGTTAAGACTTTGTGAACATGATAGTAATATATCTTATTTTGATGGACAAAAAGTACATTATTTAAAATCGGAAAGATTGTATAATATCAAACACCATGCTTACGATAACTTTTGGAAATGGCAACAAGATTTAAAAAAACTATTTAATGTAGATTTTAAAGACATAGACGAAATTGCTATAGTTCTTGACACTTGGAGACACAATTTACCTTTAGATAATGAAGAATTTTATCCAGCTATTGAATATAAATATTTACCTATATCAAACAAAGTTTATAGACTAAATCATCACTTAGCTCATGCTTTAAGTTGTTGGCCTTTATATAATGAAAGACCTACGTATGAAATAATAATTGATGGATTTGGAGATGAAAATAATGCTTGGACAGTTATTAAAAATGATAAAATTATTAAAAGAGGCTATTTAAATTTTAATGGTTCTTTAGGTAAATCAATGAGTGTAACTGCAAAAAATTTAGGAATAACATCTGGTACATATGACTTAGCAGGTAAATTAATGGGTTTACAATCTTATGGCAAAATAGATAAAAATTTTTCTAATAATATTAATTTTAATATGTATTCAATAAATCAATTATTCAACTTTAATAACTATATTAAATATCAAAACGATTATTTGTTAGCTAATTTAAAAAAATTAGATTGGATAAGAACTGTTCACGATCAAGTATCTGATATTTTAATAAATTTTTTTGAAGAAGTTACAGATGGAAATTACAATGCTGAAATATCTTATTCTGGTGGTGTTGCACAAAATGTAATATGGAACACAGCATTAAAAAATAAATTTAAAAATTTAATAATACCACCCCATTGTAATGATGAGGGTTTATCTCTAGGTGCATTAGAATATTTAAGAATAAAAAATAATTTACCTAAATTTGAATTAGATAATTTTCCTTACATTCAATCAGATGAATCTCCAGAAGATAATCCAAGCAGAGAAACAATTATAGAAACAGCCGAACATTTAAAAAATAACAAAATAGTAGCTTGGTATCAAAATAATGGCGAGATAGGTGCAAGAGCATTAGGAAATAGATCATTGTTATTAAACCCTTTAATTGAAGATGGTAAAAATATAATTAATAAAATTAAAAAAAGAGAAGCATATAGACCTTTTGGTGCTTCTATATTAAAAGAATATGTAAAAGAATATTTTAATACAGAAATAAATAATCCTTATATGCTTTATGTAGGTAAAACCTTAAAAGATAATTTAAAATGTATTACTCATGTAGATGGAACTTGTCGATTTCAGAGTGTTGATAAAAATAATCAAACATATTATAGTTTAATTGAACAATTTTATAAAATTACTAAATGTCCTTTATTATTAAACACAAGTTTTAACATAAATGGTAAGCCAATTATGTCTAATATTAAAGATGCAAAAGACTTCTTTAATAATTCTGACATAGATGTTTTAGTGGTAGGAAATAAAATATATAAAAAATAATGAATAAAGTAAAAGTTGATAATATCTTTCCTAATTTAATTGCCACTAAACATTTAGATTTATCTAACCTAAAAATAATTGGTAAAAAATTTAAAAAAACATTTGAATCAAAACTAAAAACTACTTTAAAAGGACATACATTATTTGATAAAGATTCAATGAATTACTTAAATATACAATTAACAGAAACACTTAGTTATTTATTAAAACCTTATTGTAAAAATTTTGTATTTAATATAAGTGATATTTGGATTAACAGATATGACAAGAAAGACTATCAAGGTTCTCATGTACACCCAAGTGATTTTTCATTTATAATTTATTATAAAGTAGATAAATCATACACAGTATTTAATTCTCCAATAAAAAGTTTATTAGAAAGTAAGATAAATAAAGTTTTTAATCA